GAAGCCATCGAATGGAAGCGGCAGGATACGGCGCTTGAGATGTACGCCGCGCGCGTGGCGAAGGACTTTGCCAAGGTGGCGGCCGAACTGGAGCGAGACGTGCTCGGTGATGTGAAGATGATGGGCGCGGTCGAGATGAAAGCCGACCCGTTCAACTTCTCCGCATGGGTAAAGAAGTTTGTGAAGGGCACGGCTGCCAGCCTGAACGCGCTCACACGGGCCGTCATTGGTGATAGCCTGGAAAAAGCAGGCACGACCATAGAAGAATTCGGGTCATCAAAATTCGAGGCCGTGGTGCGCACGTCAGCGTCCCTATCGGCAAACATGATAAGCGAGTCCGTCGGTACCATCCGCGATGAGCTGCAGATTCTCATCACCGAGAACGCCAACACGACGGCGGCCGAGCTGACGGACATCATCAAAAGCAAGTTCGGCGTCATCAAAGACAGCCGGGCGCGCATGATTGGACGCACAACCACGACAGCAACGTCGGGACGCACGCAGCGCGAAACTTGGAAAAAGCGGAATGCCCAAATAACGGACCCAAAGATGAAGATTGTGCCGGTCTGGCTAACAAAGCAAGACGGGAAGGTCCGCGATTCTCACGCGTCGCTCAATAGGACGCCGCCCGGCCCTGATGGTACGTGGAATATCGACGGGGTGACGGTATCATATCCAGCGGATTCCGCCGCGAGCGGCGGTGTTTATGAAGTTCGAAATGTCGTAATCAACTGCAGATGCGTACTTATACCAACGAGGGCCAGCCGCGTATGATACAACCTACAGAAAACAAGGCAGTTACAAACTGGGAAGCGGAGATGAAACTCCGAAGCCAGGTCCACATGGCGGTGCGTCTGTGTACCGATACGGTCAACCTCGAGGAGGCTTTGCGCGTCCTAAAGAGCGAGCACGTTGAAAAAAAGATGCGGTCACGGAAGAAAGTCGTTGCATCGGATGAACCGACCGCGTAAATTGCCGGTGCTCTGAGTCCCCTCTCATGCGAAAAGGCGCATTCTACCCATTTACTTGGCGGATGCGCCTTTTTCGTTTATGGAATACAAACACGGGTGCAAGGCCCATATCAAGTCAGCAGGCGAAGGCATCATCGAAGCGGTCGTATCCGTCTTCGACAACGTCGACTCGTACAACGAACGTGTGATTCAAGGCGCGTTCACGAAGTCGCTCGAAACCAAGATGCCGAAGGGCGTGTGGATGCACAACTGGGAACTGCCGGTAGCAAAGACCATCGAAGCGGTCGAACTCAAAGCCGGAGACAGCCGTCTGCCAGAAGAGATCAAGAGCTACGGCGGCCTGCTGATTAAAGGAAAATTCAACCTCAACACGCAACGCGGCAAAGAAGCCTTTTCGGACATATCCGAGGGCATCATTGACGAGTTCAGCATCGGCTATACTGTCAACCAAGACAGCATCGGAACCGATGGCGTGCGTGAGCTGTTAGACGTGAATCTCATGGAATGGAGTCCGGTGCTGGTAGGTGCGAATCCAAGCACGGCGCTCCTGTCTCTCAAATCTCAGATGAACTACGACGCCGATTGCGAGGCCCTGGTTGCAGATGTCAAGCGGTTCTTCGAGCGTAGCAAAGTTCGTAACGAGATGCGAGTGAAGGAAGGACGTGTACTGAGCACGTCGAACATCAATCGCGTGGCGTCATTCATCGAAACAGTGAAGGCAGGGATTGCCGACCTGGAAGACATGATTGCAACAGCCAAGCCGTCGCCAAAATCAGCCGAACTACGGCAGCGACAACTGAAGCTCAAATACGAACAAATCAAGAACAAGCTATGACAATCGAAGAAATCATCGCAATGCTCGGAGAACTCTCCGCGCAGCTGCAGGCCATCTTGGAAGCGCAGTCTCCGACGGAAGCGCAACTGGATCAAGCCGACGAAATTGTAAAGCAGATCGAGAAGCTGGAAGGTGACAAGAAGGCAATCGAGAAGCGCATCGAACTCAAGGCCGCTAACGAAGCGCGCCTTGCATCTTTGAAGACACCTGTCCACGTGGTGCCTTCGCCCACCAAGACAGAGGAACCCAAAATGAACATCACATCGAACGGCCGCAAGAGCCGCGTATTCGAGTCCAACGAAGCAGCATTCAAGGCAGGCCGCTTTTTGCAGGCCGCTCTGGGCAACAGCTCGGAAGCCAAGACATGGTGCGAGCAAAACGGCGTGGACTTCAAGGCTCTTTCAAGCAACGTCGAAGGCGGCGCGGGCTTGTTCGTCATTCCTGAAGTCGAGACGGCCATCATGCGCATGGTGGAAGAGTACGGTATCATCCGCCGTTACGCTGATGTCACGAGCACGAACAGCGACCGCAAGACGAAGTGGAAGCGCGCATCGGGTAATACCGCGTACTTCCTTTCCGAAACCGGAACGCCGACATCCACCGACGCACAATGGCAGACGATTACTCTTACGCCGAAGATTCTTGGCGCGCTCACGAAGTACTCGCTCATCCTCGACGCCGACGCATCGGTGAACCTGGCAGACGAAATCACGAAGGAACTCGCATACGCAATGGCAGTGAAGGAAGACCAATGCGCGTTCGTCGGTGATGGCACGTCCACCTACGGCGGCATCATCGGTCTCACGTACTCGTTCCAAAAGACGCTGCAAGACGCAGGTGGAACCTGGACGAACGACACGCACAAGGGCTATCTCGGTTCGGGCGTCGTTGCCGCTGGTAACGCGTTCAGCGAAGTGACCTTGCAAAACTTCATCGACACGAAGAACAAGGTCGCTCGTTATCCTGGCCTGAATCCTTCATGGTTCATCCACGATGCAGCTGCGGCCGCAACGATGGAGCGCCTGCAGTACGCTCTCTCTGGTAACTCCGTACCGAACACGGTCGACGGATTGCCCGCTCGCTTCCTTGGCTACCCGGTCGTGTACACGAACGCGATGCCGAGCACCGAAGCAAACAGCCAAGTCTTCGCACTGTTTGGTGACCTCTCCATGGCATCCATCTTCTGCAATCGTCAGGGCGTCGAGATTGCAACCAACACGCAATCGGAGACGAACTTCCTTACCCGCAGCGCGCAAGTGCTCGGAACGGAGCGCTTCGACTTCATCGTGCACGACAACGGTAACTACAATGCAACGGCAGCCAACCGCACACGTGGCGCAGTCGCGGCTCTCATTTCTACTAACTCGTAATCCAAGGAGCTAACACAATGGCAAACCCTCTACAGTCAGTCAAGTTCGTCAACGTAACGCCGCCTGCAGCCATCTTGGACAATGCGAGCGCTACCACCAACTCCGTCAACACCGAAGGCTTCGCGCACGCTACGTTCCTCGTTGAACTTGGTGCAACCGACATCGCGCTCACCGCTTTGAAGCTCCAAGAGAGCGACACGGACGGCTCGTATGCTGACATCGTCGGCGCGCGATTCGGAACGGATGCAGGCCCGGACGGAACCACCACCACGCTTCCGTCGGCTACCGACGATAACAAGATCTACGCTATCTATGTCGACCTCAAGGGACGCAAGAAGTATCTTGACATGGTCATCACGGTCGGCGATGGCACGGCGGGCGGCTACGTCGCTTGTCAGTGTATCTTGTCCGGCGCGGATGTCCAGCCGCACACGGCAGCTGGCCTGAATCTCGGTCAGTACCTCGTGGTATAACATGATGCGGAGGGTGTCCCTGCGGACGCCCTCCTTCTTTTTTCCCATCCAACACGCACATCATGGCAACGTTCAACAAATTCAACTCGTTCTCGGAAGCGCTTGCGGAGAAAGTGCACAACCTCGGTAGTGACCAGCTCACGGTGGCGCTGACGAACAGTGCGCCTCTTGCGACAAACACTATCCTTGCGAACATCACGGAAATCAGCTATACGAACTGTTCGACGCGGAACATAACGACCGTATCGTCGACGCAATCGAGCGGCACGTATACGCTTGTCTTGACTGACCTTGTGCTCACGGCATCGGGCGGGTCGGTCGGACCATTCCGCTACGTGGTCGTGTACAACAACACGGCAACAAACGATGAGCTCATCGGATGGGTCGACTACGGTTCGTCCATCACGCTCGCAGATACCGAGACACTGACTATCGACTTCGCAGCTTCAACGCTTACGCTTGTGTAATGGTCAAGTACGAAGCCGATATTGCCGGCGATCAAGTAATCTGCACGATTCACGCTGTCGAGAATCCATCGCTCACGGACTACCAAAGTGAGGATGGATTTTTGACATTGCGGGAGGTTGCGGGCGGGTCTGACGGATGGCTCGGATACGGCGGGTTGTGCTTGTATTACTGTTCGGACTGCCTACCTATCACGCTCAAATCTCCGCACTACGAACACGCGCAAGACCTCACGGACCTCATGGAGCGCATCACACGGAATATGGAGATTGTAAATGGCGACGTTTTACCTTGACTTTGAAGGCGGCAACGATTCAAACGACGGCACCACATTTGCCAACCGCTGGAAAACGATAACGAGCGGAGCGACGGCAGCGCGGACGGCGCCTGG